CTAGATTTGATGTAATTTTTTTACTTTGTATCGACGATTCTATATCCTTTTTTTTTTCATAAATAGCATCCATTTCATCATTTGGAGGTGTCGACATTTCTTATATTAAAATGATATAAAATATTTCATTATTTTTTAATATCTAACTATTATATGAAATTTAACAATATGTATTGGATTCTTATATCGTTTATTTTATTATACTTCATTTTTCAAATGATTCATTATCTATCATCTCAGGGTTATTTTGTAGAATGTTTCACCAATCCAGAATCTAGTAAAACAAGTCATACGGTCAATCTTCCATTAACCACACCTTATAGTTGTAAAAATTTCTGTAGTCCAACTTCTAGATGTGCTATAACTGGACAACAATGTTTTACTGATATTGATTGTCCGGGATGTCAGCCATCCACTCCATTTTCAAAAGATACGAATCAAGGATGCATTCCGGGTGATAATGATGCTGGTAAATTAACGGTCGGAGTAACTCCTCAATATTCATCTTTAACTAGTGGATACGGAACTCAAAAGGCTATCATTACAAATAAGATGTATGGAAAACCTGCCCAGGCTAATTTTGGCGTAGATACATGGAAATCTTCTTTTGATTCAGGGCAAGAATTGTTCAACAAACGATACAAGCCTAATCAATTGCCATATATGCCTAACTATCCACCCATGTATAGCATTACTGGCGAATTTTTAGGAGAGGGACCTTTGCCGTCTAATTACTAGTCTTATTTTTTGAAATAGTGGTTGCTTTTGATATATTCTTGATTATTTTCTCTCTGCTTTCTTCTTTACAATCCATGGCCTCCACCATTATTTTACTATATTGATCTGACCTATAAGAGTCTGAGTCGTTATAATCAGGGTATGTTTCTTTATACGTCTTCATAAGTTTTTCATTTTTATATGATATACTTTTAATCATCTGTTTCATGCGTTTTTTATCATCGTCATCTTTTTCCCATATATTATGATCCTTCAAATAAAATGTTTCTCTCTTTTGGTCTGTACAATGAATGGGTCTAACTGTTTCATCGAGTGAATTTAGGTTTTTAACAATAATGTTAGAGATACCTTCGATAAATCCTACATCGCCTATGCTCATAAAATCAGATAATTGGAGCTTTATAGAATCCACAAATTCAGTAATATTCATCGCATTTTTACAGGTCTCATTTAAAAAGAAGTTAAGATTAAATGCTTTGTTATGTGAATTGGTATGAGTTGTATTATGGCTATTATTCATAGTGCCGTTTTTGACTATTTCTAAAATAAGTTCTTTGATTTCTTTATTTTCATTCAACAGATATTCTATCAATCTGTCATTCTTGTCTATATTATCGGGCTGGTTTTTTTTAGTCGAACTATAGGATTGACTAGAACAATCCTCCTTCTTTTTATGCTTCCATAATCCAGAAGGATTGCTGTATATTTTTCCACAATTGCATGTATAATTTTGCTCTTTTTTCTCTTTTTTCTCTTTTCCTAAGTGATCATGATTGTGCTTAGATGTCATTAAGTGTCTATCCCAGTTAAATCGTTTAAAGCATTTAAATTCGCATTTTTCACAATAAAACTCTTGATGTGTCTTGTTTTTATGTGCAATGTTTTCCTTGTGTATTTGGTCTTCGTCGTCAATATTTTTTATACTATTATCAGTTGATAAAACACAATACTCATTACTAGAAATTGGATTTGCGTGATTTAATGTAGGTTTTAACAAATCATAATGTTCTTGTTCTCTAATTCTTGCCTCAGTAGCGTCTTGACAATTATATTTAGCAATTTCAACCATATTCCAGTTGTCCCATCCGCCATTTTGCCTCATTATATCGTATATTTTTAATTTTCTACTACCATTACATAAAATCTTGTGTTGATATTTTCTCTTTACAAAGTTCGTTGTATGTCCAATATATATATCAGATATATTAGTATCGTTGCAAAAAATTTTGTATATAATTGTATTCGAATAGTCGACCATAACCTTTGGCATATTTATAATATATTTTAAGATATTTATTTAATATTTTATCCTAAAATATATTATAGTGTCTTATCTTTGCCTCTTTTCCTCTTTTCCTAAAAGTTCCATTTATGTACAAAGAGAAAAGGTGCTTAAGATTTTTTCAAAAAAATACCATAACAAAAAAATATGTTTCGGGTTTAATTTGACACCATAAAAATATTTTATCAAGTCAAAAAAAAAGTATCGTAAGAGTGTTTTGGCCATCGATTTTTGGACATTTATTTTTGTCCATTTTTAAAAATCAAAATACTTTTCACTTTCGAAAAACAGAATTTTTTGTAATATTGTCGAATTCTAGGTATTAACCATTCTTTTTGAAATATTATTATGATTTCTTATTTTTTATGTCGCATATAATAGAGCAGCATTTCCACCAACAAATATAACCATATTCACTCTCTCTTCCATTAAATACATGTTATAATTGTATCCGTAAATTCTCCAGGTTGGTTTGTTAATGCCTATAATGTCGCCTGTAGATGGATCGCAAATGGTTAGCACTTGGGCATATGGATCCGCAGGCGGAGTAATAGTTGTAAATTCAAACTGAATATTGGTAAATCTACTCATATTCATCGCACCCGATGGTTGTTGTGAGTACGGATCCGTATTTAAACAAAAATTATAACAATACAAACCCGGAGGTGCGAAACCGGCAGTTCTTACATACTTCTCTACAAAGTTGTAGACGCCTGCTGGCAAAATATTCTCTCTATACTGTCCATCAAGTAGTATTCCCAGTGCTATCAAAATGGATTTAATATTTTGCGGATTATAAACGCCAGTTGTATACAATCCAGACAAAGTTCCGTCCGGATTTAAACCAGGTCCAAGTGTAGGAGGTCCAATAGGATCAGGATTCGGAACATCGCCGGATGGTGGTGCTGGACGAATGCCTTGTGGTAAATATTCATACGGCCAATTGGTATAATTAGACCATTGATTTCTTAAATTCGCATCACTCCTTTGGAAATAAAACATCCAGCTGATAACCATACCCATCGAATCCAAATCTATTTTATTCGCACCGGTGACATTATAAAACGGTTTTTCATAAATTTGCTTGATTAAATATTTCTGTTCGTTTTTGGCAAACAATTCCACTTCATCATTCGAGAGAAAACAATAAGTACAATTCAAATTGATATCGGCTGCCCAATTGGTTCTTGTATCTACATACGATGTAGGACCCAATTCTTCGTCTGGAGGCGTCTGTAAAAATCGGTAGAACTGCATGTAATATTGATTAAAGTTAGGAGCAACCACCGGATAATTATTCGCAGGATCCATGACATCACGAATTGTAAACCATTCGTTGATAGGTCTAAACGTGACATTAATCCACAATTCGTTGTATTGAAGAGCCACCAACGGAAATGCCTGGTATGATGAAAGATTAAACCAAGCACCTAAAGGAATCCATAAAGTTCTGCCTACAATAGACGGTTGAGCGCCGGCCGGACTGGTTGTATAATATGCGTTTGGATATGCTCCAGTTCTTGACTCAGCAATCGCAGGGTCATTTAATTCAGGTACATTGCCGATCATTTCGTCAAACAGTCTCAATTTAGATCCCGCATAATCCCTCTGAGCTGAGGCCAAAATATATTGTCCGGAATATTGTTGTAGTTGCTGGTTGCCACAATTGATGGATACCTTGCTGATAATTTGAGCTCCTAAATTTTTGATCCACTGAAATTCATATGGCGACCAATCTGAATAAGCTGTTGTGCCATCATTTTGCGGATATGCTTGAGGGGGTAAAATCGGCGACCATATATTGGGCAATGTTATACAGACATAGCAGTCCATAAGGAGGTCTGCGTATCGTTTTATACGAAACGTAAAAGTAGATTCTGTTGTAAGGTTTAGCATAGGAGAACCTTCGTGGTCTATTCGAAAGTTTTGCTTACCATAATTGGTGTACTTCTTATACGTTGACTTCCAAAATGTTTTAGTAGGGTTTCCGTTTAAAATAATATTTTGTTGTCCTTGACTAACTAGTTGCATTAATCCGCCTGGCATGTTATGTATATATATTTATTATTTTTTAATTATTAATTTCATCATAATATAATTTAACAATTTCTAGTAATTCTGTATTTTCTTCATTTTCAATTTTTTTAATTTGATTTTCAATTTCTTCTTTTAATATAGGCAAACGAGTATATAACATAGGATTTATTGATTTTCCATTTTTATCCTTAAATTTATCTGGATTAAATCGAATAAAAATAAATTTTCCACCATGTAGCATATATAAATCGTCATAACGTATTTCTTCCTTTTTTTCATTATAAACTTTATGTTGGTTTTCATCAACTTCAATACATAACAAAGTATTGCCTATCAATTTTCTAAAATCAATTCTACGTCTATGACTACATTCACAGTTTCCAGTCCAAAGAGGTTTATCATGAGTGAACCCTTCAAAATTTAAATTAATATAATCTCGAACAGCAATTTCTTTTGTTTTACAACGAATTTGAAGTGTTAAAGGGTCGTTTGGAAATAAATTCTGATAACAAGAAGAACAATGTCCTTTATATTTGGGATTTGCGTTTGTTCCTAAACAAAAACTAGCTTTACATTTCTTATTTTTAACATCAATCATACCATCATTTTTGTGTTTAACACAGTAAATGCCTTTATTTTCACCTTCATAATTATAAATTGGTCGTGTTTTACATCCATCATAATTACAAATATCAAATTTATGAGTAACATCTATCATACCGTCTTTTTTATGTTCATAACAAAATAATGCCGACTTTTGATTTTCAAAGTTATAAAATTTACTT